TCGAATACTTTTCATAACCCTTAATACCGGATACGAAAGCGATATCCTCAATAGGTAGGCTTTTGAAGATCTTGTAAGCTTCGTTTAGGACACTATTAGTCTTATTAATATCACGAGTACTTAACATCGTCTCAATAATATTTTTAACATACGGTTTAATAGCTGCCGGCATTGTACTACGAACGACCTCAACACCAGTATACTTGTATTTATCCATGGCAATTCCCTCGTCGTCAAGTATATGCATAACGTAGCGTTTCTTCTGCAGGAATACACCAACGTCGGCAATCATCTCACGTTTAAATACAAACCTACAGTCTTGAGAGTTAAGTGAACGTACACCCCATATTTTTATTTCATGGTTTAAGAAGTCTTCAATCTTTTGAACCTCATCATGTAACTCTTTCGTTATCTTACCATCCGGGCCAGTAAAGTTAATATCAGTATTATCAATGATATGCTTGATAGATATATACGACGAGTCTGTATCGTTATATATAACACTATCATTAAGTTTCTGCTCGTCATCGATACCTACACGTTTAGTTATATACTGCTTGAGTAGCTCGTTCGAGGTCTTAATAACAGCTTGACCTGTCAGAGTGATTGACGCGGCAATATCATCATCACCGAACGGGGCATGCTTATTGCCGAAGTATCCATATATAGAGTTAATAAAGATCTTAATACATAGCTGCTTCGAGTCTAACTGATCGATACGCACCTTTAAGGCAGGTGTAGGGTTAGCGGCGTACTCATGCTTTAGCTTGGTTAGTATCTTTTTAACCTCCACACGTTTATTATAATACTCATCGAGAATCTCAGGCATCACACCCTTACGTTTCTGCGTAAACATTACATTAGCACGACTTATACCAATTTCTTCATCTTTAACAAACTTACTAAAATTCTCAATCGGTAAAGTAAACGTCTTACCATTAACATGCTTAATGGTAACCTCCTTATCGTTCTTATCCTCGATCTTACCAACCTTGGTCTCCGGAGACATATTAAGAGATATCATCACGTTCGGATACAGCGAGTTCGCATCAAAAGAAATAATATCTTTCTGAAATCCCTTTAGAGGTTCACCTACATACGCACCAGGATTCTTACCGGTATCCTCATTACGAATGAATGTAGGTATACATTGACATCGCCGGCGACCTCTAATAGCAGTAGCACCATTAATAACGGATAATGAGCCCATAGCTGCTTCAAAAGAAGTTAATCCAGAATAAGCTAGCATACGAATCAGATCGATATACTTCAGCTTAACATCTAGATTCTTGAGAAGTCTAACGTCTTGAATGTTATAGTCTACGAAGGTCTGCCAATCCTCATCGGACAGAGTAGCAAGATTCATATTACCATACTCAACCTTCTTCTCACCTAACTCTAATTCACCAATAGCATCAAGCTTATAGCTCTCACGAAGACCCATAGAGAATTTCTTATATACATCTAGATAGTCGAGTAGTGATATACCTTCAATAGACCACTTTACTTGGTCTCTGCCAAAGGCTCCCTTAATGACTCTACTAGTTACATTACCTGTAGGGGACATACGAGCAACCCACTCATCCCCAAGGATACGACGGCATCTGTTAATGATATAAGGTATGTCAAAGAACTCAGAGTTCCAACCAGATAAGATATCAGGGAAGTCCTGCTCAAGGTGTTGAATATACTTCTTAAAGAGGTCTCTCTCATTGTCACACTTTATATAGGTTACATCATCTTGGTGATTCTTATAATCATGCAACCCCCAGGTGGTAAAGTGATCCGTGAGAGTATCATATACAGTTATAACGGTTACTTTATGATTACCAGTTTCAATGTCTGGGAAGTCATCAGGTGAGTACGTCTCAATATCAATAAACATCGTCTTAATAGGATGCTTATTAAAGTCCTCTTCCTCGTTCTCCTCCCAGTAACGATCTACTAGATATTGTTGATGTGATTGTAGGTTTTCAAATACCCTCTTAATGCCGGTATCCTTAATAAACTTATAACGACCGTACTGATTCTGAAACTTCTTCTTAATTAACTTAGTACCGAAGATAGACTCATACTTACCGTTACCTTCAACAAATAGATATGGCTCATGCGACGTCTCGTACGAAATACGGTTACCATCTTCATCCCATGTAAAGAGTTTAACTGAACTCTCTCTACCATTATATACTATATTTCGATAACTCACATCATAATTATAATGTAGTTCCTCGTAGTATCAACCTATTTATTGAACCGGTTTATATTAACCCTCTTAGGATCACCTACGTTGTATTGGTAGAGTTCAGTATAACAATCAATATTATTATCACTCTCTAACCAACGCGTATCAGCATATGCTGAAGCCTTTTTACATAGAGACTTATAACGTTTCCGGTCACCTAATGTTTTCTCGATCTGAGCGATCATTTCGTCACCTGTCTTAAACCTAATCGGTGCATTCTCATAGGTACACATATCCTGGCATGCGATAGGTAAACCGAGCGCGCAAGCTTCAATGTATTTTAAATCTGATTTTGACCGATTAAAAACATTATCCTGTAAAGGTGCTACGACCATATTAACGTTTAGATCACGTAACTTATCGCCGTATTCAAATAACCTTACCCATGGATGAAATTCAATCTTGCCGGACATTACGAGTGGTTTAAGTGATAGGGGAAAAGCTCCTAAAAATACCCACTGGTACTTATCAACCGTTTTAGCGATGACTCTATTTACGTGTTCGAAGTCATCCTTCTGACCAACGTTGTTATCGACATCAAAATGAGCTCCAGAACCTGCATATAGAATCCTTGGCTTCTTCTTATTATCATCAAAACTCTTCATCGTGCGGTTTATATCACTCCTATTACCTAGCCAGAACTTAGGCATAAAGTTAGGTATAACAGTTACGTTTTTATTACCTGTCTTCTCTCTATAATAATCGCGCATGAATGGACATGTAACAGTAATCTCGTCACACATAGCCATAATCTCCTGAGCACTCTTTCTGATTTGAGGGTCAGTGAACGCTCCCTTAAACTTATTATAATCAGGAATATCCTCCGCAAAGCAGATATCATCAATCTCGTATATGAGTCGAAAGTCTTGTTTATCTGCAAGCGTACGTAAAAATTTAATAAAATGTAATTGTTGAGGAGTCGCTTGCCTCTGTATACGTACACCCTTAACACCTACATACTGTCTCGTATCTCCATTCATTACCGTCGTGCCATGTACGACAGCCTTGTTATGGGCATTCATGACCTGCTCCGGCCATATCATTCTCCAGTGACCGCAGCCGGAATAATCGGCATAGTAATTCATGAACCGCGGCATACCGATCTCCGGTGGCTGAGGCGTGGCTGATTTCTGCGGTTTTTTAATGTTGCTCGTTTGACTAGCTAGTCCCATCGGGAGATTAGATTGCATGGGTGGTGATGGGAATGGAGATCTGTTAAGCATATATACTATTAATTATAAGTTTTTTCTCTTTAATCCACGAATTCAACACGTTTAGTAATACCGTTACTCTTCTCTAAAAATACAATATCTCCGGTCGCAGACTTAATACTTTCCTTACGGTGACTAATAACAAATATACACTCTTTCTGAGTCTCCACACGGTCATTTAAGATCTCTAAAACCAAGTCAACACCCTTTTCATCGAAACTACTATCGAATAATTCATCATAAAAGCTAATATTATAATGCACATCTCCCTGAGCTTTTCTCATATCCATGAACGAGAATAGACACGCAAGGTCAATAGCTTTCCTCTCAGCTCCAGAGAAGTTATTATAGAGACATACTTTACCTTTCTCATTAATAATCTCTTCTTCAAAATACTCATTAAATACACAGATACTATTACTATCTAATTTCTTAAGATAATGTGTAAGCTTAGAGTTAAAGTTACGTAAAATCTTCTTAACGATAAAGCTCTTTACACCTTCTTCTGATACAACAAACTTTGCAACATCTAAAAAGTCGAGTCTATTTTTAAGGTCATTAATATCAGTCTCAATAATATTAACCTTATCTTGGTATTCACTAACTACACTATCAAAAGTATTAGTCTCATTTTTTACCCCTTCTAGCTCACTCTCAATTTCTGTTATACACTTCTGTATATAATTAATAGAATCACTGACTTGTTTAACGCTATATTTCTCTCTCTCGATAGCTGTGATCTTATCTGCTAAGGTTTGAGTCGCGGTATTAATCTTCTCTTCATGAGTCTTTATATCGTTCAATTTACTAGTAAGTTCATCTAGCTTTATTTTTTGATCATTTATACCAGCTTTTATATCACGCTTCTTTTCGTCGATAGCTTCGATATCATGATCAGCTATCGGTCGGAGACATACCGGGCAATCTGCTTCTGATGTACCTATCTGCTTATAGTCTTCAGCTGCTGATCTTAACGTTAGCTTACATTCGATCAAGTCGTGATTGATTGTATTCATTTCCTCTCTCAACTCTTTCTTTTTGAGGCCTAGTTCATCCTTCTTTTCCTGGAAGGGGGTAGCGTCCAACCTATTAATAGTATCTAGCCTTTCGTTTGCTTCTTTAAGGTCGGCTGAGTGTCGGTCACAGGTTGATTCGAGTGTACTAACTTTCCTATTATGGTCAGTGTCAAAATTATTCTTATGATTCTGCTGTAGTTGCAGATACCCAGAGGTCTCTTCGAGCCGTGTAACATTAATATCAAAGTCTTTCTTAACCTCGCTCTGGTCGCTCCTGACATCATTTAGCATCTTAGAGAATACCTCTAGATTAAAAATCTTTTCAATAAACTTACGCTTCTCGACTTTATTTTTTGCCATAAAAGGTATATGGTTATTGAGAGTCATTATAACGCAATTCTGAAATATCTCTGGTGATGATGATAATACAGTTTCAATATACTGGTTTGTATTTTGAATAGTATCTCGCGTCTTATCAACGTCATTTTTATATATAGTACATTTCGATGGACCTAGGGTACGCACAATTCTAAACTCATTTATACCGTATTGAGGGTCATCAACACTAAATGACAGCTCTACTGATGTCTTGCCGTCGGTTAAGTTATTAGGTATAAAGGTCTTTTTTATTTCCCTTAACGTATTACCGAATATAGAGAAGTATAGGGCATCTGCAATAGTACTTTTACCTACACCATTTCTCCTATCCTCTTTATCGCGATTTATACCAGTAACAATATGCAAGCCCGTTTCAAAGTTCACCTTTACTACCTCTTCACCTACTGATAAGAAGTTCTTAATCTTTAACTCTTTAAAATTTACGTATTTCATTTTGGTCTGTCTACTGATCGATTATACAGCTCTGTAGTATATTTTGCAACTTCACTTTTATTGTCAATATCTAACATGTTAATAAATTCAGTAATAGCTTCTGACATATCTACACCAGACAGATCAAATTCATTATCTTCTGCAAATTGTACTTTATTATAATTAGCATCATAATCGATCCTAATATCATTAGGCTTATAGCTAGCAAGTTTAGTAACAAGTAGATCCATGTCTGCAGAATTAACATTCTTATCAACGATGAATTTAATAATATTGTTAGTAATTTCAGACCTGAAATATGATTCAGGGTCTTTTTGTTCTATGAGCTTTGATAAGAATATTTTAACGTGCTTCGGAGTAACGGTATTTTTATAAAACTT